CTGGTGCACCCCCTTGGCGCTGGCCGATCCCCGACCGATGAGCTTGAAAGAAAAACAGCGCATGACACAGTTTATTTTACGCCCCCAGTTGATATAAAAGTACAAACTGTTAATGGTATCCCTGTAGCTTATAAAGTTATATCCTTGCATGATGTGATAGATTACAATGAATGATCAGTATCGTTTAAGCTGTAAAGCGGTAATTCCCAACGGTTTTACCGCTTTTTTTATGTTAACAGAATATGGAAGAAGATAAGTTGAACATATTGCTTGAACAGGCTGATGATGTGCCTCACTGGTATTTCTGCCGTTTACTTGCTGTGATGCGATGGAACGTATAGAGAGGTTCATTTATAGACTGATACCCTTTGTCGTGTTGGCAAGGGTGATATCGTTGTGCCTGTAATTCCCGTTTTTTCTACCCCCAAAAAGATTAAAGAAAGACCAAGGATATTTCCCCTAGTTTTATAAGAGTTCGCATTTGAAAGCCCCTAAATCTTTAGTTTAGCGGTAATTCACTCTATAACCAAATAATAAACCTCTCTATCAGCGTCTGAACAAGTGAATGTCGGCTCATCGAAGAAGTTCATGTTTAAATGTGCTTTAATAAATTTGTCCTTCCCGTCAGAATCCAACAGCATCAATGTTTTGTCTACTGTTTCAAGTTGTTTCTCTGACATATACGACTTCCAATAGTCAGCACGTGATTCATATCCTTCACAAGGTTGGCTTGAATAATATTCAAGTTCTGATACTATATCACCGACCTTCATTTCTTGCACTTCGTTTTCGTTTCCTGAATATCCGAAATAGAACCAATATATTTTCTTCCCTTTCAGTTTCTTGGCTTCTTCAACTGTTAGAACCTTTGCTTCTCCGTTCTCTATTCTATGTATAAATTCGTTCGTTTTCATAACCTTACTTTTTTATTACTGTGTAAAACGGTGCTTCCATCCCTACTTGGCAATACGCCGTTCCTTTTTCGTCTACCCAAACAGCCTGTCCGTAGCTACTGTCAGGGTGATTGGTTGTGGCGGTTACTTCTACTTCTTCACCGTTCACATTGTTTTTCAATATCGCTTCCATCAATTGTTCCGCATCATTTACAAATTCTTCAATTTGATTCATAATAAATTGCCCGTCATGCCGATAGCTAAGCGTTAATTGTTTGCAAAATTATCATTTATAAATCAGTAATTCGTTTTATAAAGTATGTTTTAAAGCATACTTTTAGCGTATTCCGCACGTCTGTTTATCTTAGTGCGCAATGCGGTAAGGCGATTCCGTGTAAACTCTTTATTGGTAGCCGTCCTTAATCCCATTGCATTTAGCTTGTCCGCTACTTTGTCAACATCCTGCGGTGTTTGGCAGTCTTGCAGCATTACGGCAATCGTCCGGTTTAGCTTGTCGTCCATCGCTTCTTTTCTTCTCTTTTCCCCGTTCACCTTACCTCCTTTTGCCTGTCCGGATGTAGTACCACCCAAAGAGGTGCACCAGTTGCCCGATTTTGAGTAAAAGCCGCCTTCTTGCTCTATCTTTTTCTTTCTTGCTTCCAATGCAGCTTTAGTACGGTTCTTTATATTAAGTCGTTCTATCTTAGCAAAAGTTGCCATCATGGATAATTGCAGCTCTATAAGTGGATTCATGTCGGAGCAATCAATATCAAGATTCACGTTTGAGATGATTAACCGCAACCCCTTTGGGGCGAAAAATTCGGCTATCATATCACTAAGTTCTATAATGCCACCTCTTGTAAGGCGTGAAACTTCCGACACTATAATAGTATCTCCTTTATTCGTCTTTGATAACAATTCGGATAGGTTTCTTTTTTTGTACGAAACGCTTCCGCTTATTCCTTCATCGGAAATAATCTCATCAATTTGCAGCCCTTTTGATTCGGCATACTTTGCTATTATATTTCTCTGGCTTTGTGCGTCTTGCTCGTCAGTCGAGAAGCGGTGATAGGCATATATCTTTCCCATAATTCAATATCCGTTTTTAAGTTAATACAATTCGTTTAATTCTTCTTAGAAACCGTTGTGCCCCGTCATTTCCTTCAATGTTCCGCACACTATCCAAATTACCACCAGTATAAAAAACATAGTTCGTTCCTCCTTATTTTAGTTAATAGAAATTTCGGTTTGCTGTTTCTCCCAATCGTATGTGAATGTGGCTGCATGTTGTTCACGGTCGTACACAAACACCTGATAACCTATTTGCCCGTAACAGCAAAACAATGGTTGTGTACGCAGCATTATGCCGTTCCATGTCTTACCGTTCAGATACCTTTCCCATGCGAATTTTCCTGCCTCAATGGCGTTTTTTAATCTGTTCATATCTTTATAATTTTAGTTTGTTATCAGTTCCCGGCGGCGGTGTCGCTCCGCTTGTTGTCCCCCACGCCGGGATAGTTGGTTATTTAAACACATGGTCTATAAATACCGTATTAGTTTGCCATTCTCCGCGCTTTTTGAAAACGAAATACCCGCGTATAGTTGCCGTTTCTTTCATTCCGTTTGCAAAGTCATAGGCTGCTTGCTGGTTCTTGCCAAACTCTTTATTTATTGATCCGCTGTTATTGCTTACCCTATAGTGCAGCTTTGCAGGGGCTTTTGTTCTATCTGTAATAATATTCATACTTTCCGTTTTGTGCAATTGCTTGCGGTTAATAATTCGTTATTAATATCCTGCCTACACCTTGCGCGGTGTAGGCGCGTTGTTTCCTTCCGTGTATTGGTAGCCTGTATTTATTGGCCAATAAGGCGATGAGCCTAAATACTTTGCCATGCGGTTACGATAACGTGCGTATATGCGAAAGTATTCCATAAATCTGCCGCGCTGCCTTACATAGCTGCTTATTCGCTTCCATTGCTTATTTAATTGTTCGGGTGTTTTCGTTCTCATATTCGCTTTGATTTAATTGTAAATAATTCGTTTTTTAATCCTTTTCCGCAATCCCGGCAGCCGTATTACTGCCGGGGTGTCATAAGATGATATGTTGGCAAAAAGCCCCAACGTACGTCTATGCTAACATGTGGCAATATATTTTATATTTATTCATTTATTACTTCGTATGTTGGATATATCCATCTCACTAAATCAGCATTTTGCGTTTCACCGCCATAAAGCCTGAAATATGGTTCTCTCCCCTGCTTTATTCGGTATTCTATATCTGTATGCTCAAGAATTTGTTCAGGTGTGAAAAATCGTTCATGGATGAAGCATTTTTCACCGCATACATCAATTTGTTTGCCTTGCAAGGCTTTATATCCATTCTTGTGTATAAATTCGTATATATTCATGATTTAATGTTTTTAAGTTCATAAAACTAGTTCCCGTATATTCATCAAAGACCACGGTTAAGCCGATACGGGATAATTGGTTACTTTTGGTTTTTCCATGTATTGTAGTCATTCGTAGACTCAAAACACATGAAGCCTCCACACACTTTGGCGACATTTGAAGGCGTAAACGGACATTCTTTAATCGCTTGATATCTTGTTTTTACTTCTGCAAAATAAACTCTCATAATCACTTTATTTTATTTGCAATGCTGCGTAGTATCCTCCGATCCATATTAATAACTCTTTCGGGGTGAAATACCCGCTTATACGCTTATTCGGGTAACGTGTTGTTATTTCGCCGTTGTCACCATCCGCCAATATTATAGAGTATGTTTGTTTCGGCAAACTTGATGGATAGAGGGCGAAACCATTTGCCGCACAATATACTTGCAATTGCTTTAATGCTTCTTTTGATGTCATATCCTTAAAACTTATCTGATTCATCACTTTTGTTTAAAAATTCGCGTAGCTTATCCCTGTCGGTGCCGGAAATGAATATCACAACACCGAATAACAAAACCAACAAAACCATATTCAGCTAATTAAATGGCCGTCTTTAATCGTCCGTTACCATCCGTAAACCCGTTAAGTATTTCCGCCTCTTTTTCGGCTTCTTCCTTAGTCGGATAGCATTCTATTATACAGTTGTCCAAATTATCTAATATGCCGTAATATCCAAGTGTTAACGGCTTATCCTTGACGGTGTAACGCTTTCCTTTTACTTTCTTCTCATAAAATTCCACTCCCTCAGTAAGCGGGGTATAATGTGATGAAGCGCTAAGCGTGCCCGATTCTATTTTGCAATTAAACTCAATTATACCGGGCAGATCGTTTTTTAAACTGCTTTCCAGGCTTACACCGTCATAAGTTACACTATATTTTCGCTCCTTATCTGTGTACACGTTGAAAATATCGCCCGGCTGCATGTCCTCGCGTACTTTCGCACTGGTTATGATTCCAGCGCCTTCAATGTTATAATAGCGCACGCCGTTAAAGTTGCCCATTTCGGTTAAATGGATATTACCTAACTTCTCCGGTTGTTTCGTTTCTTCCTCTAATTCCGGGATGTATATTTCTTCAGAAAGTGCCGGAAGTTCTTCCACGGCTTCCACCTTTTCGAAAGCCATCAGGTTGCGCACTTCGTCCGCTTTCTTCTTACTGAATATCCATCCGGCACGCTTTTCACCGTTGTAATTTAAAGACGGGTTAAAGCGTCCACCCAGTTCCTTTAATTGCTCTTTGATAGCCTTCGTATCACCAAAAACTGCAATCGCCTTTTCTGAATAGTCCACCATTTCCAAACCTTCAACCGTCACGGCTTCCATTTCTTTGGCTTCCTCAGCCTTTTCAGTCTTAATGCTGCTTTTCTTTGCTTTCGGCTCTATAACCTTATATTCGTCGCTTACTTCTATATGGATGTAAAAATTAGTATCAAAATAGTCTTGCATGCCGTCTGAATCATTATAACGGAAAGAACTAGCATAAGTCGTAACAGCGTCCAACACTTTAAACATTTCCGGCGTTAACTCATTTTCCCAGCCCTTTACGGTTGACATTGTGGACATATAACCACGTTTCGCGCTTCTTGATCCTTCAACGAAAGGAACACAAGGGCCGGATTTTAATTCGATATACATTGAATCAGCGTACATGCTCCATTCAGAACGAACCGAAAATTTAAACTCCGGGAAATTCTTCTTAGCATAAGATCTAACCTTTGCGGATATTTCTTTAGTTGATAACTTGCTGTCATAATTTGAACCAGCCCAACCGTTTTGTGTGTAGAAATTCATTGGTTTCATATCTTTTTCTCCTTATATTATTCTTACATTATTCTTACGCGTACGATATTATTCCTATTATAGGCTTGCCTACGTCTACGTTCGCGTTCGTACGCTATTCGTTCCCTCCTGCATTCTTCTTTAAATATCCGTTCCTCTCTTTCACGCTCTCTTGCTGCCATCACAATAACAAACACGATCCAGGAAACACCGTATAATAACCCATAAGCCAAAGAATAGAAAGAAGGAAGCAGAAAAGTAGGAATTAACCAACTTGCAATAAATAACAATACCGTTAAAAATGTTTTCATAATGCTATAATGTTTAATTGTTAATAATTCAAACTTACAGCGTGATTAATGGAATAATATTTGCAAGAATCAAAATAGAGAAGTACCTTTGCTCCGTGTGATAGGGATAAAGTACTTTAGTATTTCGATCCTTTGAGAGCTTTAATATTCCAGTATTAAGGCTCTCTTTTTATTCCAACACTTAATAACACGCTTTTGGATGTCAACGTATATGCTTCGCTTTACGTTTATCCTTGTGAAAAGTAATCGGATATCTTGTGTTAGTACTATGTGATATCCTTTCCTTTTCACAATACAAAGGTGCAAAAAAGTTACCATTCTACCAAATATTTAACCACTAAATTTGTAAACAAACATAAAAATATTACATGTTAAATAACATACAATTAGAAGCCTAATCAGTGCAATATTAAGCCCTTTTGCTTTCATCTTCACAATGTATCGCCTACACCTATCTTTGCCCTATATTGCCCTTATTAAAGCCGTATACAACGAATCAAACGAGCGCTGCAATGCGTTGCAAGTATACCCCGCCCCCTCTATGCCAGTGCAGCCGTAAACATCCGCCCTCTCCCGATTTTTTTTAATTTTTTTTCTGAATTTTCACGTCTTACAGTGTTGCAATATTTCGTATCTACAACATAATTTATTATGTAAAATAATATTATTCATCATTATATCAATATTCATGTTTTGCGTTGATGCTTTCCTATGCAGATTGCTTTTATTCCCCTTTGTTTATTTAAATAATCAAAGGGAGTGAGGTGTTCGCTGTGCTCACTCTTTCTTTATGTTACTTTCTTTCTATGTATTTTGGATTAGACATTTTTCCTTTATTTATATAGGGTATGTCTAATATGCAATGATGTAGTACTATGCAATACAAAGTACAGATATCAATATTACAAATATGCTTTTACTTTTAAGATTAAAAACTTAATGTTGAAACGGATTTAAATATATCATAGTGATAAATATTAAAGTAAAGCTTTAATATATGAATTTAATTAATTATATTTGCGTGTATTATAATATTATAATATGAATGACTATAAGTTTTATATGATGCGTTACGGTGAGCTTGGTGCCGTTTGGAAAGACTTGGAAACGGGTTTTCCCGGATTGCGGTATAAAGAATGTACAGGCCTTAATTCGTATGGAGAGCCTACAAATATGTATGCAGAGGATTTTGCCGAAACAAGTAAGGCGGAGGTGTATGTTTCCAGCACACCGGCATACAAGCAGACAACTATAAAACTGACATTGATATTCTTGGAGGATGATACCAAGGATGATAAGTCTTACCGTGACTTTATGGCTTTCATTACTGGCTCCAAGATTGCCTACCGTGATACAGCGAGGAAGAGAAAGGTTCTGATGTACCTTTCAGGAGCCACAGAGCCTAAAAGCGACACCCTTTACGGGCAGAAATACAAGGAAGTGACGTTTACGTTCAAGAACGTTTACGGACATTCCTTCGGATATGACGAAACTTTTCCTAACGAATAAAATTAAATTCTATATTGCTATGTTTTTAGAAACAGAGACCTTATCAGAAGCATTGTCTTTCGCCAAGCTGAAAGACTTGCCAAAGAAGTTCAATCCCGAACTGGGGCTTACTTGGATATTGGCTATCGCTCTTATCAAAAAGAAGAACCTCATGAATGCCTACGCCATTGTGGAGCAGAGGGCAGACGGACTTATCCAGTACAAGAAGACATTCGGACGGCTTTCTCCTATTGATGGGCTTATTTCCATCCATCCGTATATGTACGTAGATGAAGAAGCGTTGGGAATGGCTATGAAAGCAAACAGACGAACTATCGCCATGCACTATGCTGGCTATGCGGATGAAATCATTGACTCGGACGATGAAAAGTTCAAGGCGTACCAGTTGCAGTACGCTATGGATATGCAGAAGCTGAACATGAACCAAGAGAAACCTAGATTCGGGAAGTCTGTTGTGGAGGAAGCGGAGGAAACGGTTAATCCTGTGATTGAGGAAAAATTAAAAGAGAACGAAACCATTGCTACCATTCAAGATGAGGGAGAGTGTATTATCGAGGTTGAGGATGCCAAGACGGCTTTCAGACCGAAGAGAGGTAGAAATGCTAAGACGGAGGAATAGGTATGGGCGCATTTATAGCAAGACAACCTAACGGGTTACTTTGCCGTTGGAGTAGTGTGGTTGATAATATCACTCATTACAATATGAGCGATGAAGATTATATCGAATATTGTGCCGAGTGTGCGAGAAAGGAAGCAAGGTTAGAATTGCGAAACTCTTGTTTTGTCAGACCGTTCTCTGAGATTCTTGAAAAACGAGATGGAGACTTGGTGCTTCAATGTATTGTAGTAATTGAAAATCAGCAAGATTACACCAAAGAGGAAGTCGTTAAAGCTAAAAATGAAATGAATCGTCTGAAAGCCGAGTTTGATAAGTATGTCAAGGAAATGAGTGAAAGGGTGGAGGAATAAACATGAAAAATACAACAAGAACCTATTTTATCGCCAAATGCGGTAATAAATACCTGTATGAATGGTCTGAACCTCAATTTACATCTTATACGTGGTATGATACTCCTACTAAATTCAACACAAAAGAGGAATGTTTGCAAGCCGCAGGTTCTGCTATGCGAAATTCAGAGAAGCCGAATGAACGTGTAGTAATTAAAGAGTTAAGAGAAACGATAACTACTGATGTTGTAAACGAAGAAATATTGTAATTATGGAAAAGAACAAGAAACAACAAGGATTTGAGTTCATCATCAAAAAAAGTGATGTGTTGGAGAGAGAAAACTTCGGCTCGTTTGAGATTGTAATCACGAAAGGATATGCCTGTTTTAAGAACTACACAGGATTCCGGGTGTTCACTACTCCATACGCAGTAGGATTGGACGGTGTGGCGCATGAAACATCCCTCTATGCATGGTTGAAGTATATGGTGGACTTCAAGAAATCCATCAAAGGCAAGGAGAATGAAATGTTCGGGGAAACTACTTCCACCAACAAGGAGTTCTTGGACGGTATGAAAGTGCTTACAGAAACCAACCTTGTGAAGCCTATGACCGTGTTTACTGACATAAATGAAGTGCAGAAAGAGGCTGAAAACTACATGAAGTGGATGGAAGGTCAGATGAAAGATTTAAATAAAGCTATGAACACTACGCCGCCCGAAGAAGACTTGAAAGCTAATGCGGAATTTGAACAGAAGGCTATCATGGCAGAAGAAGCGAAAGAGATGTTTGACGATGGAACTGAAACCGAGAAAGGACAGGTATAACCCGGACAATGTATATCACATCTACATAAAGATGGAACGGCATCCCGGTGTGAAATGGGTGTCATTCAAGGACAAGCAGACCGGAGAAGTGACAAAGGGGCTTTTTATTCCCGATGTAGAAACAGGGTGTATTAAGGTGAGAAACGGTAATATGTTTCTTAGCTTTAAGGCGATACCCGTAAAAGGATGCATAAATACCCATGTGATAATACCGAATGTTTCAAAAGGTGTAGATTGTAATTTGGGTAAATGTGGGAAAAAGGAAGTGGATTTCAGAAAGGCTACTATTGGCAGTATGTATGTTATGGGTGAAATACTTAATGAAGACCAAAAGAAAATAATAGAAAAGTATGTCAGAAAAAGAGGATTTCTTAAAATCGGACGTTGTAAAAAAAGTTGAACGTATCGTGTGCGATTGCGTAAATAAAGTATTCTGTAAGGACAAATATTCGCCTATATCTCCATTGTCTTTATACGAAGGGAAGACAAATATACCGTTCGTAAAGAGAATGGCGAGACCGGCTGTGTTTGTGACTGCGCATGACCGATTTGGGGTATCGTACAGTGCGCTAGAAAAGCATTCTCATATTCATGCACGTAACATTATACGATCTGTAAAGACTTATAAGAGCATTCCTGATTCAGACAATGCCGTAATGATGATAAAAGAACTTATAGAAGTTGAACTAAAAAAATTTCCAATTTTATGAGTGATTTGCTTGCTTTTAAACGTAATGCCATCATGCTCGGTCTTTGCACTGGGTATAAAAATAAATGGGACGCAGCGACAAGTAAGGAAGCGTTAATGGATATGGCGTTGGATTCAAACGGTGTGGAGCTGTTGGCAGATGCTCATAGCTTTGGATTCGGTATGGATATTCAGTATATGAAACGGACGTTTTCTGACTATATAAACGGTAAATGGAAGAGGAGCAAGGACGGATATACTTCGTGCATGTACGTGGACTTTAATGGGCAAATAGAACAGGATTGTACAATTACAATGGTGCTTGCTTCAAAGGTTGAGTTCCATGTTCCGAAAGGGAGCGTTTGCAAGCTGTATGTGGGTGCAGAATCTACTGTTAACATTACCGGAGAAGGTATCTGCTATGTGTACTCATACGGTCACAATGAAGTGACCGGCAGGTTTAAGTCAATGAATTGTATACCTAAGTCCGAATGGGCTAAATAAGTAAATAGTATGAAAGTACCAATAGATAATATGACCTTTGCCGAAAGCGAATACCTTAGAGGAAATAAAGTATGGAAAGCCCAGACACTTTATAATTTCGCGAAAGCAAAGGAATACCCTATACGTGATATGCCATTGTGGAATATAGACCTGACTGTTGAACCGTTTGAGTGCATCCAGCTTCATAATTTCATCTTTCAATGCAAACGTGTTCTTGATTGTTCTTTAGACTATCCTATTATACTGGATGAAGTAGAACAAATAGCAGACGGATACCATAGATTATGCAAAGCTATCTTGGAAGGTAGAAAAACGATTAAGGCTATCAGGCTGCTGGAAATGCCGGCACCTGATAGAATTGAAAATTAATATTTTATGACCGAAGAAAAACAAATACAAGATAGTATAGAACTACTTGAACAAAATGCTTTGCCAATTCCTGATGATGGCGATATGGTTGAACAAATACCATTGTTCAGTTCGTCCGATATGCAGTCAGTCATTGAGGACGGGAAGAAGAAGCCGCCTATCCATAGGTTGTGGGGTGATTTTTGGTGGGAAAACGAGCTTGTTTTCTTGTTCGCTGACAATGGTATTGGTAAGTCTATTCTTGCCACACAGATAGCCTACGAGATTGCCAAAGGGAAGAGCGAATATACAGAAGTGGAGATGCCACCGCAAGCCGTGTTGTACTTCGATTTTGAGCTTTCGGACAGGCAGCTTGCAAGACGGTACGGGAACGCTGATTTCCCGAAATCGCTTATCCGTTGCACCATATCGGAAGAAGTGGACAGCGATGATTTCAGCATGAACGTAATTGAAGGGATAAAGGATAAATTGCTTGACACGAAAGCTAAAGTTATGATACTAGACAATCTTTCATATCTATCCACCCAGACAGCGGAAGCAGAGTATGCCGGAGTTATTATGAACGGTCTCACAAGATTGAAGCGTGAGCTAAAAATCAGTATCATGGTGATAGCGCATACGCCTAAGATTGAGGAATGGAAGCCCTTGTCTAAAACCAATATGGCAGGAAGTAAGATATTGTCTAACTTTGCAGACGGAGTATTTGCCATAGGACGTACAAGGAATGGAGGACGTTATCTAAAACTATTAAAAACTCGCATGGTGAGTGAACCGGATGAGAAGTCGCTCCTGCCCTACTTCAATATTATTTCGGAGCCTTACCTTCATTTTGAAAAAGTTGGTGATGAAACGGAAAAGAAATTACTTATGGGAAAACCTGCAAAAGATTTTTTCACTTCTATTTGGGATAGAGATACGACATCCCCTATTCCTCTGAATGAGCTGGTAAAACTAATTATATCTAAGGATAATTCTAAGAATACTATAAAGGCTAAAGACGGAAATGCTCGAAAACGTATTGACCGTGCTATAAAATACGGCTCTTTAAGGAAAGATGAGTTAAAGAATGTTTTTCTGAAAACAGAAGATTGATTATCAATTATCCACAAACTGTAATTTAAAACAAGTTAAAGAGCGCTGGAAAAGCCATAAGATTGGGTTACAAGGATCAAAATATTGTGGCTTTTCCAGTAGTTATAATGGTTCGCATTTGAACCCATAAATACTTAGTTTAAAAGTAGTTAACGTTTACAATTCATTTCTTTTTAAGTATTTCAACACATTCCTTTACTCCATCATCGAAACCTTGTTTATAGCCTCTAGTATATTCCCCTATATTATATACCGTCATTGACAGAAAAAATAGAAGGATACCTAAAGCCTTATGCCAACCAGGAAGCGAGATGGAAAATGGCTTGAATGTTATTGTAAGATCACCAACCCATAATAGGGCGATAATACATGTAGATATAAATAAAATTGTTTTCATATCTGTTATTTTTTCTATTATACTTTATCCTTGATACTCATGAATAATTAGGTTTTTTCTCCGGATTCGAACTATGTTCGCTAAAACGTCCTTGCCAGCATTCAAGATGTACTCGTTTCATGAATGTAGAGCGCATATCCAGATTCTTCCACTCTTCACAATACTTCTCAAATACATCCGACATCTCGTCAAGCATACGGACATAAGCTTTGTTGGCTTCAAGGCCATGCTCAATAATCGGGATTGCCCTCTTCCATTCTTCATCCGAAAGAAGATTAAGAGACAAGGAAACACGGACAGCACCAATGATTTCATTTGTAGTCCAAAATATGTTTCCGTCCTTGACAAAATTATTGATTACTTCGTAGTCAAAATCTTTTTTCAGTCTGCTTTTGAATCCCGCTATATTATGATCTCTAAAATAACTATATGTTGTGTTAATAAGCCTTTTTTCATAATATCCTGTTTCTGGGTAATCCTTAAGGCTTTTCCCCAATAATATTATTTCACGCTTCATAATTCAATCATTAACATTGTTATTAAAACCTATCATTTCTATCTACCATTCTCTTTTCAGAATCAGTGGCTTGTCTTTTGGGAAATTTCCCATGCCACTTCCCCGGTATCATACGCGGATTTTCCCCTTTACTGTCAAATATCAATCTCCCACACTCCGAGCACAACGGTTTTCCTTCAAACTCCTTTATGCTTGCATCATACTCTATGGGAAAGATTTTATGTACAACAGGCCAATAATCCGATGTGGCTGTATTCTCAACACAACCACATTTGCTACAAATAAACAGTGGCATAATCAATATCTTTTTCCGTTCAACATAGGTCTTAATTCATTGTATCTCATCTTCTGTTCAATGAACCACTCAATATCTATTCCTTTCCAAAGACAGTATTGCCATACATCAAGAATCACTCCTTTAACCGACCTTGGAGATTCGGATATAATTGTTCCGGTGCAAATATCAAAAACTATCTCTACAAATGTGTGTTCTTGGAAAAAGTCTGAAACGTCATTGAGTTCATCCACATTATCCAACGTGTCTTGCAAATCCCAGCCGCGCAGCCCAGCAAGGTCAAGACAGCGTATCACAACATCAGCTAATTCTTCCTCCACCGTTCCTTTGATATATTTTTCAAAACAATACTTGAAATTGACATCATCGTGCGGTTCTTCATCCTCATAAGAAGATTTAAAAGATTCTCTGTCGGCATGTTTCCCTTTTCTATCTGCTTCCACAGCTTCCATAAGCTCGGAAATGACAAGACAAAGAAGATGTTCATTACTCAGCTCCTTATCATGGAAACCGTGCTCGCAAGCGGTCTTATAAGCTCGATCCCGTAGTTCGTTTAAATTAATATTTTCCATAATCATATAAGTTTTAATGCTTCCCAAATACCAGCTTCTAGTGCTTCTTCGTAAATATCCCATTTACCACCATCATTAGGTCCTTCATAAACAGAACTAGTTATATGAGTTCCATTATCAGCTTTAGATATTTCGTATCCATAGCCACAAGCACAGTTATATACACATATATGAATATTTTTGGTTTCACGTAACCACTTTTGGGCGACGGATTGCGGAGGAACAGATAGGTATTTATAACAATGATTCAAAGTGGAAACATCTATGAGATATTTTCTTTCATTGAACCCTTTCTCTTTAAGCAGTTTAGCAGTTTCTAATGTTACAAGTTCTTCAGTCATGGTTATTCTCCTTTCTTTTGTTACTTATTACATTCTTCACAATGTAATTTATAAGCATGGGCAAACATCTTTAACGTAACAGGATCAAAGTGAAAATCTGCCTGTTTCCCTTCTATGACAACTGAAACACATAATTGACCGTCGCAAAAGTCAATATATACCTCGCCACCTCCATCCCCTCTAATGGAAAAGGTTTGTGTCTGTACACTATCCATGATTCTCCTCCTTTAGTCTTTTAATTAGGGCATCAGCGCAATTAAGCGAATATTTAGCTACTGCCTCAGAATTAATACCATTCTCGTTTGCTATAACAACTTTAATAATGTCTTTTGCCAATTCGTACCTACGTTGTTCCCAATCAATGTTTTCACTAAAGAAATTAAGTTCTGCCAGCTTGAGATACATGTTTCCCACCAATGCAGTACCATCATCATATAAATCCTTAATCTCTACAATTTCTCCAGTTGATTTTACTCTTGCTTTCATATTTAATATTCTGATTTAATAATAGTACCAAATGAACGATACCGATGCCAAACTATATTTCCACGCTGAATTTCAGTAAGCCAATCACAAGCCTTAAAAACTTGTCCTACATTATATAGGAATGGTCTTTTTTGAATTTTTCTTTTTATTCTTGCTTTCATATTTAATCGAAATACATTACTTTCTTACCTATACATACTTTGAACCTTGAAAAAACTTCACTATGTTGTGTAATATTATTGGGATTATATTTGTTAACAAAACATCCAGTACGTTTATGGTATCTGACACAAGCATTTTCAGGAGATTTAGCCAATACATCTTTTTCATCTATAAAATCAGAAAACAAATCATCTCTGTATGATACCTTATACCACTTAACTTGGTTTCTTATCTTTTTAAAATACTTTGCTTTCATCATTCCTCCTTTGTTTTAAAATGTTCAATCAGTTCGTCTACGGTGGCTTTACGGAAATTTCCTAAAATAATTGTTGAATTTTGATATTCTATACCCCAAAAGAAGAATCTACCTTTAGGTTCTACGAAATAATGGTCATTACCAATAGCATCATCAAAAGAAACACTAAGTGAAGATTCTGCTATAAACCATTGATTGTTATTTGTATCATTCCTCAATGCGGCTAAAGCTAGGAAAAGATCTTCATTGGTTCCACAATCAATCCTACCAGCACAATTCCAAGTTATATGCGGATCTTTTGAATCAAACATCTCATTCGTAATGTGGGTATATTTATTTAAACCTGTTGCTAAACATAACTCTTCATTATCATCTATAACTCTTGATGATTTGTAACCAAGCTCTATTAACTTCTTCCGAAGTTCCTGTGTGTTTTTACGTATAAAACACGGTGTCGTAAATCCCATAATTATTCGTTTTTTAATAATCCTGATTTCTTCAATTTCTTTTTAAAATTCTTTTCATTTAAGGCTTGTTCATAGTAGCAATTAGGTTCTATGACCGTTTCAGCCCTAGTTATAGGAAGCCCATTCAGACCAATAGAAACATTATGTATAATAGAAGCTCTCTTTATCTCCCCTGTCTTAACGTTAAAAGAGAATAAGATATGCCCTGGATTCCTCTTAACTTTTTTAATCAATTTATATTCTGTTTGTTGTTTTTGTAGATACTCTATCTGTTCTTTAGAAAGATCATCTTTTGTTACAATAGGTACTATATCCATTTACTTTTCCTCCATTACAACTTTAACATATCCTTTTTTCAATACACCAACACAGCATATCATAGGCTGCATCCAATAGATTTCCTGACAATTTAAAAACAAATGGTTCACATATGCCTATTTGATAACTTATATACCAAGGTCCAGCAAAAGTAGGTTCAATGTGCAGCTTATTTTTTGTACCAAAGTCATTTATGTGTCGCGGTAACTTGCCGAGAATATCTTGCAAGGTAAAAACTCCACACTCTTCTTTTAAGGAATGATCGTAACTACTAGTGTCAACGTAATATAGATTAAAATGGACATTGTACCAATGGTGCTTAATTGCTTTTTCAGCATCTTCCCATAACAATTCGCAACCATCATCATCCGTGGCTATTAATACCATGCTTGCATCGCTTGTATCCAGCCCAAGCTCCTTCAAGTGCTTCATCTGCTCGATTGATAATGCCTGTTTCATTTCTTTTCCTCCTCTGTTTTAATATCCGTTACTTTGCCACGACTGACAAAACAGAAACATCCCATCACATTACACAGGTATGATTCATGCTCCATCTTACACTCTTTGCATTCTTTACATAATGAACATTCACTGCAAACGAAATTTTCATTGAACGTTTTGCTCATTTCATGCAACACACCATCTATTATTATTCCGCTATTTATTTCCATATTGTCTAATTAATTTAATTGCTAATAGAGGGTCTTTATCTCCTATTTGATTGATTAGCTTTGTAAATTTGTCCACTCTGCCATAGTGTCTAACGCAAATAGCATTTGCCTTCATCGAGCGTCCTAATCCGTATAAATACTCCATGCGTGCATTTCTACGGATATTCTTCATTATCTTTTTTGCTTGTCTTAATTTCATATCTCAATCTCCTTTCTCTTTAATCCGTTCAAGTACATCCCTGTTGGCTTCGAGTATCTCATCGAAAGACGGGATGGGCATATAGTGAGTAATACGATATAGGGGAGAATCTTGTAAAAATATTCGATTATCCGATTCCCATTGACCATTTCCATAATACAAGCCAACAAAATATCCTTTACAAGAATCTTTCCATTCCACTATAAAAAACACACCTGTATTTTTTCCCGGCAACCGTTCCTTAACACTTATCCAAGGTGATTGCTTTGCCTGCCATTCTGCACCGTCCTTAAAGCCATCCAAGTAATACGGCTGATACTCGTCATTGTATATGCTTCTATCTATCACGCAGCTTTCTATTGCTGCTTCTTCTACTGTCTGTTTCATATCCTATCCTTTGAAATTTCTCATGTATTCGCAATCCTCATCACATACACCTTTCTTTGCACAGTGAGGGATATTAGTTCTCCGCTCATATTCAAAATTATAACATAGGTTTCCGTGTTCTTTCCTTCTTTCCATAGGACCAAGTGTTCTTGCTGAACTCCATGATTCATAGTCATTGCTAGACTCCTCTTTAAGAACGCATCCATCATCGTTATATAGCTTTCTAACTTCATTCATAATCTGTTCCTATTTGAATTAATAAATTGGCACATCATAGCCCTTTTCAATCAAAAACTTTATTGCATTTAACCCAAGACGTTCTCCATGCCATTTTTCTGTTGACCACTCTCTATGATAGTGGTAGGACAAATCTTTGGTATTCAAAAAGAAAGTAAGTTCGCTACTATCTCGATTATCCTCTTTCTTCTCTGTTTTACGTTAATTGATTCGTACATACTTACCTGCTATATAACAAGTCCTTAGTATCTCTGCATTCTCTTCACCAAAAGCGATTAAGATGGAACCACAACCGGGTGAATCTCCGCGCGTACCATCCGGGCGAAAAAAACGAATCCTATTACGCAAAAACTTCATCGCTATTGCTTTCTCAAATATTACATCTTGAAACATCTTTGAGTCACAACGATTAAAGAGTAATGCAATTCCGTTGCCATGCTCTGCCAACCGATTAACGAACCGTTCAATAAGAGGACGAGAGTAAGGCGGATTGAGCCATACACGACCTTTCCATTCTTGCGATAGTCCGTCATCATTCTTGTTATACATTTGTGTGGCTGTTTCCCAAAGTGGGTTAACCGGAGCACATGGATCTAAATCAAACTTCCCTAATGCATCTATAATTTCTTTCGGTGTGTACCATTCATCGGTAGAATTAGACGATTTTTCAAATGTTGTGTTCATTTCTATCCTGTTTTGAGCCATTTTGCTAACGTCAGCAAAATGATGATTATTTGAAATTAAATTCTAGTTGTATCATCAGTCAACTGTTAATCAACTTCCACTAACTCACCGTTTTCCAGTCTATACCATGTGTCGGCCTTTACAATCTCTCCATCAACTACTACAGCCTTCCAATCGACAATATCATACGTATCTTCCCCTTCTTCAGCTATGACCAAAATTGCACCAATTCCGCCCTTTACCTGAACATTGTTACCTCTTGCCATTGACAAACCATTTGATCCGGTTGAAGCCTTTCCTCTTGCCGTGGCAGCACCATAATCACCAGCCGTGGCAGCCCCGCAATTACCAGCCGTGGCAGCACCATAATCACCAGCCGTGGCAGCACCGCAATTACCAGCCGTGGCAGCACCTCTATTACCAGCCGTAGCAGCACCACTATCACCAGCCGTGGCAGCACCTCTATCACCAGCCGTGGCAGCACCTCTATAACCAGCCGTGGCAGCACCTCTATTACCAGCCGTAGCAGCCCCACTATCACCAGCCGTGGCAGCACCTCTATAACCAGCCGTGGCAGCACCTCTATCACCAGCCGTGGCAGCACCTCTATCACCAGCCGTGGCAGCACCATAATCACCAGCCGTAGCAGGTTTTCCCGGTTCCGCATTACACTCGTTAGTACACCGTTCCTTGACAAAAGATACAGCTGCTTTCACAAGCCCCCTTATATCAAGCTCAGCGCCTATTCTAATTTTTGAAGAACAAACCTTGTCACTTTCTGAACCGTCTATTTTACCGCTCTGTTCAACCTCACAAAACCTTGACCCGGCTGGCGCATAGTAACCAAAAACATCCAGAGGGTAAGGACATGCATGAAAACCTTTCTCACATGCCTTTATGTCGCCTGTTTCTTCATACTCCTTACCTACCTCATACTTAAACCCTCTACAAGATAAATCTTTGTCAAACGCTTTATAAGTCTTTAATTTCTGTTCCATGATATTGTTTATTTGTTGTTATTTTGATATTTTGATTATTTTTTATTCAAAGATCGGGCATTTTCTTCTGCCCAACAGATGTATTCCATGAAGCCTGTAGCATGGCTTTTCGGGAATCGAATCGTATTTACGATATATGGCACAACGGCGGCAGATGCGATGTATACTGTATTTCCCTTTTGCGCCGTAACATACCACAGGATAACCGTCAGCAGTTTTCATGATTTTCTAAACAAATGACTGAACGCATTATCCAAATCCAGGTCCAAATTCAGTTTGGACGGGAAAGATTTAATGTATTCGTACATCTTATAAGCGAGGTTGTCATCATCACCGCACCTGTCAATCAGTGTGAGCAACATGGCGTTCACCATGTCAGAATCATTGCCGAAGTTTTCCTGAGTGGATTCGCTACAATGATTCACATCACTTTTCAATCTCTTTATCGCGGCTATGGCTGTGTTGAAGTTTCTTTTTGAATCGTGTCTGAGTTCAAAGCCTTCCTTCTTGTATTTCTGCTGCATTTCTAGAAGGTTTGTCTCTAAAACGTCCGTGAGGACAAATACGATGTTGGTTATCGTATTCAGTTTGTCAGTTCCTTGCATGATCGTGTATTTTTTATCAATTATTTTATTTGATACAATCTATTTTAAAGCCGTATAATGAATTTTCCTGCATGAAAGTATCAACTACAGGCTTTCTTGTTGAAAATCTTGTCACGGGGCTGGAAATGCGGTATATCGTTTTCTTTCTTTGCCCTGTCAATCCATCTTTGGAATTTGGCGGCTACAAGAGGACAGTGGATGCGCAGGTTCCTGTCGCGTTCCGCTTCCCATTCACGTATCTTTATAAGCGTTTCGGTATTCATGATTCTTTTATTTTGTTTCATTGCTCTTATGTTTTATATATTTCTGATTTACAGATATAAAGTTAGCTAATTTGCCACTTGTAAACAAACATTACTTCTTTTGTTTACACGACTTTACAATTAATTAACATGCTAAAAATCAGATGTTTATATTATTACTGTTATACTTTAATTGTTCGCTATAAATTAGGCTACCCTCATGGTGACATCAGCATTTTTCTGGCTTTCTCATCTCCAGATTCCGCCCGACGTTTCAATTCGTTGTATAAAGTCAGGGAAGAATAACCTTCGGGCGGAATGAATCTTCTGCCATCTATCTCATCCTGCACCCTTTTCCGGTTTATCGCGTCCAGCTCATGATCCCTTTCGGGCTTGAACTCCTTGAAGAAGGCGTTGCCTATTCTTCTGGCATCGAAAGACGCGAATGAATTGTCATACTTCCCGGCCTTGTAGCGTGCGAAAAACAGCATCAGTTCGGAAAGCTTGTAAGCCTTGACTTGTGAGGCAAATGACTGACAAAAGATTCTTATCCCATCGGCAACGCCCTTTTCTTTGCTGTTGGAAGCCCCGAATATGCCGGACACCTGT